TCAGATTATGAAAAAGCACTTAAATTTATTAATGACTGGAAACCTGAAAATGCAGTAGAGGCAGCAATTGATCTATTAGTTGTAAATGAAGGAAAGAAGAAAAAATTATGAGTGTAAATTTAATAATTACGATTTTAGTATTTGTGATAGCTGTTTTGTTTTATATAAATCTAAAGTGTATTCAGAGAAATCATGAGCTTTATCTAAGTATTTGTAAACTTATTGATGCATTTGATTACCATGCTGGCGAAAATTTAAAAACTCAGAAAGCAATTCTTCAAACTCAAAATTTGACCTGCAGGTGGGCGGAACTAATGACTAAACAGAAAGAGGTGAGGGAAACTGATGAAACAGATTACTAATGTTTATGTTGAGCCGTTCAGGAGAACGTGTGCAGTAATTGATGTAGATACAAATTCTTTAGGGATATTTATTGAGCAGGGACGAAGTCTAAAAAAGCTTAAATCTTGTATAAGAACGTGGCTAAAGAAAAAAAAGAGGTGGGATAGACGTACGTCTTCAATGGTGAATAAAGCAATTAAAAATTATCAAAGGAGGTGAGAAAGATGGAAAAGGTTGAAGCTCTAGGCGTTACGTTTGAAGAGATTAAAGAACGTACGGGACTGAGTAAGGATTTTGTGATTAGTGCAGTTGTTAATGGATCCTTTCCAGGTAGTTACAAAATAACAGAGTGCGGAAAGCGATACATTTATGTTCCGCGAGGCGCATTTGAAGATTATATGACAAAGTGGCATCGGGAGCCGAGTGAAAAGCTGATTGATGCGTTGATAATTGCGTACAACAAAAGTACAAAAAAAGGCACTGCGCCAACAGTACCTAACAAAATTAAACCATCTTCATTATAGAAGATATTTAGGAGGAAGTCAAAGTGGAAGATAAGATTAAGGCTTTAGTAAAAGAATTATTTGATTCAGGCATGACTTTAGATGAAATCATTGAAACTGTAGCATCTATTGCGATGACTGAGGACTTTAAGAGGAGCACCAACCATGAACCTCAATAATCTAAGACCTCGCGGTATCTTAACAATTGTATTAGCTATTTATCTAGCAGCGGAATTATTAACGGGAGTTATAGGGATGCTCTTATGAAAGATCGTACTTTTATCAAAATACTGATATTTGCTTTAGCAATGTTCATTGCGCTAAGTGTTTACCAGGTATTAGTAATTAGAAATTTAAAGTCCAGTCTCGAGACAGTAACAAAGGATCGGGACCAGATCATAGAAAGATATAACAGAGGAGGATAGAGAATGGCGCCAAAGATAGTGTGTATAAATGTTTTTCAGGGAGTTGGTATTGAGGGTCAGGTTGAACTAGGGGAGTATTCTGGAGACAGTACAGAAACTAGAATTAAATTAAGGGCTAATGAAGGGTTTCTAGGTGACTTAGATCTAGACATTAATTTTCATGGCACTTTGGAAAGGGCAGCTTTAGCTGTAGCGTTAATGGAAGTATCATGTGCGCTAATAAAAGGTGGTGATTAAAGATGTCAACTGAAGACACAAGTGATTTAAAAAGATTTGAAGATGCCGACAGATACATGCAGCGATGTGATGACTGCGGTAATGAATGTGATGATTTAATCGAAACAGAAATCGGGTATCTGTGTCCGTACTGTTTTGATGAATTTATAAAATAAAAATTGGAGGATGATTAAATGGAAGTAAAAGTTGAAGTAGGTTTATCAAAAGGTCTAGAAGGCCTTTTGAACCGTTTTATTAGTGCGATTGAAGGGTCAGGTACTTCAAATAAAGTATCTAAAACCTGTCATGCGAGACCTGTAGATGCCACGGCCAGGGAAACTGTGGAAGTGAAAACAGAACTGGTGACAAAAGCAGAATCAGTTAGTGATGTTGAAATGGTCAAGCCGGTAGAAGAACCAAATGAAGAAGATAATGATGAGGACATTAATTATCCCGCATTAAGAAAAGAAATTAAAAAACTTGGCATTAAATTAGTACAGGCTAAGAAACAAAGCGAAGTTAAGGCACTGACAGCTAAGTACGGGTATACAAAAATGGACGAGCTGCCTGATGATAAATTAGCAGTTTATTTGGAAGATCTAAAGGAGATTCAAAATGGATAAGACTGTAGATCATTCCCAACGGGACCACGCACTTCTTAGTGCCAGCGGTGCATCAAGGTGGCTTAAATGTCCGCCTTCCGCACGTCTGGAAGATGAACTTCCGGACACAACAAGCGAATTTGCCAAAGAGGGGACTGTTGCTCATGAAGTATGCGAAATACTTCTTAGAAAGCATCTGGGACTTATTGCAAAGGCTACGGCCACTAAAAATATAAACAAGCTTAAAAAAGATGATCCCTTCAGTGATGAAATGATTGATTATGCCAATGACTACATTGATTACATAACTGAAAAGGCTAAAAGTGATGATGCTGTAATTCTTGTTGAAGAACAGCTTGATTTTTCTAAATATGTACCTGAAGGGTTTGGTACCGGTGACTGTATCATCGTTCAGGACGGAGTACTGACCATTATTGATTTCAAATACGGCAAAGGCGTATCGGTCAGTGCTGAAGATAACCCTCAGATGATGCTTTATGCTTTAGGTGCTGTAGAAATGTTTGGCTTTATCTATGAGTTCGATAAAGTGGAAATGTGTATCTTTCAGCCGCGTATCGGTAATATCAGTGAATCAGTTGAAACAGTTGAAGAACTTATTAAATGGGGTGAACTTACGGTAATTCCAACTGCAAAGCTTGCTTTTGCTGGTGACGGTGAATTTTATGCTGGTGATCACTGCAGATTCTGTAAGCTGAGAAACAAATGTAAATGTCTTGCCGACTACTGTTTAGAAACAGTAAAGGATGAATTTGAGGACCTTGACGGCAAGCTTGACAAATCATTATTAGCTCCTGAAGATATTGCAATGATCCTCGGGCGAATGAAAACCGTTCAGAACTGGTTAAAAGATGTTGAAAGCTATGCAATCAATGGTGTACTGGACGGTACTCTTGAAGTACCAGGCTACAAAGTTGTAGAAGGCAGAAGCAATCGAGCCTATACAGATCAGGGGAAAGTGGTGACCGCTTTGACGGCTAATGGATATCCTGAGTCAGTACTTTTTGAAAAGAAATTATTATCAATAACCGCAATGGAAAAAGTCGTTGGTAAAAAGAACTTTAATACCCTTTTGGCAGATCTAATTGAAAAGCCAAAAGGAAAACCGACAATTGTACCATTAAGCGATAAACGTGAACCGTACAGTATCGCAAATGAATTTGAAATAGAAGAAAATTAAGAAAAGAGGATAAATGGATATGAGTAAAAGAATTAAATTAAACAACGTAAGATTAAGCTATGCAAATGTGTTTACAGCACGTGCAATGGAGGAGGGGCAGGAGCCTAAATATTCAACTCAGGTTATCGTTCCCAAGGATCATCCACAGATCAAAGAATTTAAAAAAGCTATCTTGGAAGTAGCTAAGGACAAGTTTCCTAAGCTGGTTAAGGATAATAAAATGCCAGCCAAATTAAAAAGTCCATTGCGCGATGGCGATGATGAACGTGATGATGAACCGGAAGTATACGGCGGGATGTATTTCTTTAATGCAAACAATAAGAAACGTCCTACTGTTGTGGATCGTGACAGAACTCAGCTTACTGAAGATGACAATGTAATTTACAGCGGCTGCTATGCAAATGTTATTGTTGATCTGTTTGGCTATGACACTGCAGGCAATAAGGGGGTATCAGCTGCGTTATGCGGTGTGCAGTTCAAAAAAGACGGTGAAGCTCTTGGTGGCAAAGGTGTAACGGCTGACGACTTCGATGAGGAAGAAGCTGATGAAGATGACTACGACATCTAAGATTCTCCACGTTGATATAGAAACATTTTGTGAATTAGATCTAAGCAAGACGGGTGTGTATGCCTACGCATCGCATCCGTCTTTTGAAATTCTTTTGTTTGCATATGCATGGGATGATGGACTCGTAAAATGCATCGACATGGTCAATGATGAATTTCCGTATGAACTTTTAGAGGCACTTGAGGATCCTGATGTAGTCAAAGCGGCTCATAACGCAAATTTTGAAATGACATGTATTGGTGAATACTTCATGATCGACGTTGACCCAAGGCAGTGGATATGTACGATGGTGCTTGCAATGCAAAATGGTTTACCAGGTTCATTAAATAATCTGGGAGGTGCATTAAATTTTGAAGAACAGAAAATGGCGGTAGGAACAACTTTAATTAACTACTTTTCCAAGCCCTGCAAGCCAAGCAAGGCCAATGGTCAGAGAACAAGAAATCTGCCAAGACATGATCTGGATAAATGGGAAACCTTTATTGAATACTGTATCCGTGATGTCGAGGTAGAACAGAAAGCCTATAACTATCTTAAGGGTTTCAAACAGCCTGAATGGGAACGTGATATTTATATTCTTGATCAGGAAATAAATCGAAGAGGTATCATGATTGACCAGCGGTTTGTAAAAAATGCGGTGGATATGGATATCGGCATTACTGAAACTTATATCAATGAATTGAAGGAGATTACAGGATTATCCAATCCAAACAGTACCGCACAGTTTAAGCAGTATCTCGCTAAAGCGGGTATCGAGTGCAAATCGTTTACTAAGAAGACAGGTCCTGAACTTCTGGAATCTGTTGAAGATTCAGCTATCAAAAGGGCTATACAGTTAAAACTTTTACTGGGCAAGACCAGTACTGCTAAATATGAGGCAATGCTAAGAGCTGATAACGGCGATCATCGAATACGCGGTTTATTTCAATATTATGGGGCTAACAGAACTGGCAGATGGGCTGGACGACTGGTCCAGTTGCAGAACCTTACACAAAACCATTTGGAGGAACTTGATATGGTGCGTGAGCTTGTCAAAGACAATGACCTAGATACTTTGAATCTTTTGTATGAGAGTGTACCTGATACGCTGTCTCAGCTTATCAGGACAGCATTTATTGCAAAGGACGGTTGCAAGTTCATAGTGGCCGATTACAGCGCTATAGAGGCACGTGTAATCGCATGGCTTGCCAATGAGAAGTGGCGTCAGGACGTATTTAAAAATAATGGCGATATCTATTGTGCCTCGGCAAGTGCCATGTTTAAGGTCCCAGTGGTAAAGCATGGTGTCAATGGACATTTACGACAAAAAGGGAAGATTGCGGAGCTTGCATTAGGTTATGGCGGGGGTCCTGCTGCCTTAAAATCAATGGGCGCTCTTGAAATGGGTATTGATGAGGATGAACTTCCTAAACTGGTAAAAATGTGGCGCAATTCCAATAAAAGAATAGCTACTTTATGGAAAAAAGTAGGTAATGAAGCAATCGACGCTATTTATCAACAGACGATTAGAAGAGGTGTTGATAAGGTGCTGTTTGGATTTAAGCGAGGCAATCTCATTATTAAGCTTCCTTCAGGGCGTAAACTGTGTTATCAGGGGGCAAAGATCGTTGATACTGAAAAAGGTCCTAAGATATCGTACAAAGGCATAAATCAGGTATCAAGAAAGTGGGAACTTACTGATACATGGGGCGGCAAGCTTGTCGAAAATATTGTTCAGGCAATTGCGCGTGACTGTCTCGCCCAGGCGATGCTGAGGCTTCGTGATGCGGGCTATGAAATAGTAGCTCATGTACATGATGAGGTGATTATAGAAGCTCCTGTGGAAGCAAATGTAGATGATGTGTGCAGTATCATGGGCGAACCGTTAGACTGGGCGCCAGGGCTTATTTTGAATGCAGACGGCTACGAGACAAAGTATTACAAAAAAGATTAATGAAAAAGGGGCGTAACGAATGAAATTTGACCAGGAACTTGATATAGCTGTGGGAACCAGTCGAAAACAGAAGAAATGGAAAAATACCAGGATGTACTGGTCTGAGCTAGTTGATAAGCTCTCAACCACTGTACGTACTCCTGAAACTATCGGTGACTACAAGAAGATGCCGAAGTCAAAGCAGGACGATATCAAGGATGTCGGCGGTTTTGTCGGCGGTTATCTTGAAAAGGGAAGTCGTTCTAAGGTTAAACACCGTCAAGTCATTGCATTAGATATTGATTTTGGCGATATAAGTATATGGGACAGCTGGGAACTGCTCTACGGCAATGCCAGCTGCATCTATTCCACGCATAAGCATGAAGCGGCTAATCAAAGACTGCGGATCATAATTCCGCTTGACAGAAAGGTAAATGTTGAGGAATATCAGGCGATAGCTAGAAAGATAGCGTATAACCTAGGCATAGATGCCTTTGATGATACCACCTATCAGCCCCAGAGGCTAATGTACTGGCCAAGCACTTCAAGCAATGGCGATTATGTATTCAGGTTTATTGATTCAGAATTCATAAGTGCTGATGATATTCTTAATGAATATGAAGACTGGAAAGATATTACATCATGGCCGACAAGCAGCCGTTCCGGCGATGTAATGAAAAAGGAAATCCGTAAACAGAAGGATCCTTTAGAGAAACCGGGAGTAATAGGTGCATACTGCCGTGCCTATGACATCCACGAGGCAATTGAAAAATTTATAGAGGATTATGATCGGTGTGCAGTGGACAACCGTTATACGTATACAAAAGGGAGTACTGCTGCAGGTGTTATTACTTATGATGATAAGTTCAGCTACTCGCATCACGGTACTGACCCAGCAAGCGGGGTATTGTGCAATGCTTTTGACTTGGTAAGGCTGCATAAATTTAAGGAGCTTGATGAAGAGGCTAAGATCGATACACCATCAAATAGACTCCCAAGTTTCAAGGCCATGGAAGAATTTGCAACTAAGGATAAGAGAGTAATAAAGGAAATAATACAAGCTAAGAACACTATTATCGAAGAGTTTGACGATGAATCAGACTGGGAAGAGAAACTGCAGGTTACCAAGAGTGGAGTTGTTATTTCAAATTATTTCAATATTGAACTGATACTTAACAATGACCCGCATTTTAAAGATAAATTAGGATATAACGAACTTTCCAAGCGCTTCTATGCTCTATGTGATTTGCCGTGGCGTAAGGTGCATAAGTGGGATGCTGAGTTGACTGATAATGACGATGTCTACATCCGTTCCTACTTAGACCGGAAATATGGTATCACGGGTAAAGATAAGATATTTGATGCAACTGTCAAGGCCTGTCAAAAACACTCATTTCACCCTATAAAAGAGTACTTGGAGGGTCTTGAGTGGGACGGCAAGAAAAGAATAGATACTTTATTAATTGATTACTTTGGAGCTCGCGACTGTGAATATGTTAGGGCGGTAACGCGTAAAACCCTGTTAGCTGCAGTTACAAGGGTGTACAAGCCAGGGTATAAGTTTGATACTATGCTTACGCTGATGGGCGCACAGGGCTGCGGAAAATCAACATTCGTAAGAAAACTGGCTGTTAACTGGTATACCGATTCGATTAAAGATATTAAAAATAAGGATGCTTTAGAGGGACTTCAGGGTATCTGGTTTGTTGAGTTCAGCGAGCTTACTGCAATGAAAAAGAGCGATGCCGAAACGATTAAATCCTTTTTATCAGGGACTACAGATCGTTTTAGAAAGGCGTATGGCCGCAGGACCGAGAATTATCCTAGACAGTGTATTTTCATCGCTACAACGAATGAGAGTGCTTTTTTGAGAGATAAGACCGGCAACCGGCGCTACTGGATCGTTAGTGGCAATGCCAAGGGTAAATCAAGAAAAAGCGTATTTGATGATCTAACCGAGGGAGAGGTTAACCAGATATGGGCAGAAGCCAAGTATCTTTATGATAATTCTAATGAACCGTTATTTTTAGATGAGGAGATGGAAAAAGCGGCTAAAGAGGAACAGGAGTTCTTCATGGTTGAGGATCCTAATGAACTAATTATAAAGGATTATCTGGATAGGCTGTTACCTGATAACTGGGATGATATGGACTTATATGATCGTCAGGATTTCATTAATTTCGATAAGGCGGGAACTGTGCAAAGGACAAAAGTATGTTCAGCAGAAATTTGGTGTGAAGCACTCGGGTATGATGATACCAAGAAATTAAATGCCTATGAGATAGCGAATATTAACAAGATAATAGAGAGTACAGGTGTGTGGGAAAAACAGAGAAGTCCAATGAAATTTAGGTTATACGGTCCCAAAAGAGGATATAGAAGGGTAAACAACTGAGGTGAACAGGCTACAATCTGGTGTTTATTCTTGTATACCCTGTTTATTGATGAAGTAAACAGGTAAACAGGAAATATCTCGATGTTTACTGTGGTGTTTACCACGTTAAACCCTTACGTGATAAGGCTTTCAAGAGATCGGTAAACAAGTAAACACTAAATATATATACAGTATTAAATATTAATATAAATTATATAAAATGCCCGCCTAAACGCAATATGGGTGTATTACGCGTAGGGAAGGTGTTGTTGTATACAGGAGGAAAATAATGATATGATTATCGAATTAGAAATTGGTGATAAGACCGTTGAAGCATTTCGAAGAATATTCAAATCGAAGGAAGAAGTGGATTATCGAGAAATAAAATTAGTTGTAAACGAGTTAAAAATAAGTAGACGGGACTTAGCGTTAGTGAGATTGTGGTTAGGTGTGAAATCACTAGAACGCCCTGACTATAGTCGGCATTGGCTTTTGAGGTATGGTTCGGAGGGTAGGAGAAAATTATATGGCATGGAACAGCAGAACTAATAACAAACCAGAAAAAGAAATAGAGGAATACTTAGTTGAACGAATAAAAGACCTTGGGGGCATGTGTCCAAAGTGGAACAGTCCAGGAACCAAAGGGGTTCCTGATCGGATCGTATTGATGCCAAATTCAATGATATGTTTTGTAGAGACAAAAAGAGAAAAGGGCGGAAGAATATCGCCGATGCAGGAGTGGAGAGCCAAGCAGCTTAAGCAGTACGGTTTTATAACTTTTTTCATCAACACAAAACCGCAGGTAGATAAGCTGGTAGCGAGCCTGATGAAAGGTGAGATTCCTGATGCAGTTTAAGCCATATGCGTATCAGGAAAAATCCATCAACTGGATCCTGAACCACAAAAGATGCGGACTTCTGTTAGATATGGGGCTGGGCAAAACGATATGCACGTTGGTTGCAATCGAAGATTTAATCTACAACCGAATGGATATTCAAAAAGTTTTGATTGTAGCACCGATACGGGTGGCGCAGAGTACATGGTCAGGTGAAATTGAAAAGTGGCAGAATATATCGCACCTGAGATATTCGATTGCGGTTGGAAGTCCTAAGCAACGTATTGAAGCATTGAATCGTGATGCAGATATATACATAATCAATCGTGAAAATGTTGTGTGGCTGATTGAAAACCACAAATGGGACTTTGATATGTGTGTCATAGACGAGCTCTCAAGCTTCAAGAATAATCAGGCAAAACGGTTCAAGGCACTTAGAAAATATATTGGGAGATGTAGAAGAGTTGTAGGACTTACTGGAACACCGGCCCCCAATGGCTTGATGGACCTTTGGCCGCAAATATATCTTCTTGATCAGGGGAAACGTCTCGGAAAGACTATATCACAGTACCGGCAGCGGTATTTCAAACCGGGAAGGTCAAATGGATATGTCGTTTATGATTATGTGCCGTTACCAGATGCTGATAAAGAAATCTATGACAGGATAGAAGATATCTGTATCTCGATGAAGAAAGAAGATTATCTGGATATGCCTGACAAGATATTCAATAATGTTGAAGTAGAACTTGATACAAGAGCATTTGAATACTATAAACGTCTTGAAAAAGACGCAGTAATTGAGCTGGGTACAAGTGATGCAGTACTTGCCTCTAATGCTGCAGGTGCGTGTAACAAGCTTCAGCAGATTGCAAACGGTGCGGTTTATACTGAAGAACATTCGGTGGTAAAAGTCCATGATTCAAAACTGGATGTTCTTGAGGACCTTATCGAAAGTGCAAACGGTCAGCCGGTAATTGTGTTTTATCAGTTCAAGCATGACCAGGCAAGAATTCAGGAGCGTTTTGAAACCAGGGAACTAAAGAATGATCAGGACGTAAAAGACTGGAATGATGGAAATATTCCTATCCTTCTGGCTCATCCGGCCAGTATCGGTCATGGTCTTAATCTTCAGCACGGAGGACATATCATAATCTGGTTTGGCCTTACATGGTCGCTTGAGCTTTATATGCAGGCAAATGACCGTTTGTACCGCCAGGGGCAGGATAAGGCGGTACTGATCTATCACATCATTGCAAAAGGGACTGTGGATCAGCGGATAGTCAAAGCACTTGAAAATAAAGAACGTGGTCAGGAGGCGCTTATGGATTATGTAAAAGCAAAAATTGAAGAGTATGGAGTACGTTAATAAAAGTTAAGATTGTACGTATAGGCCGAGGAGGAAGTCAGGATGAATAAAAAATGCTGTCATTGCAGCCATTTAAATTATAAAGATTCAAAAGCAGAAAAAAGAGGTTATTACTGTTATCATCCAGATAATATTTTAAAACCAAGGTTAGTAAAAGAATGTGCCAGGTATCAGATGGGTTACAGAACACCCCGCTGGTGTCCGCTGAAGGAGCTAAATAAATGAAAGTAGAATTAAGTGAAATTTTAAAAATTGTTGCCGGTCTTGGCGGTACCGACGCATCTGACGAATACAGTAAAGGCTGGGATGAAGCTGTTGATGCAGTGTATAGTGAAATTAATAAGCTTGGTGAAGCTGAATCCAGAAAACTAGCTTATGATTATGAGCACGAATGTATTGAGTTAAAAAAACGTCTTGATGATTTAATCTGTGAAAATAAGATGTTAAGAGCTGATCGTGAAAATGAAAAAGAGTACAGCAGTACACTTGAGAGTGTATTAAAGGCAGTTAATCTTCTAACAGATACTGTTACAAAATAAGGAGGATTTAGAAATGACTAAACAAGAACTCATGAAGGAGCTGTTGGATCGTTACCAGCAGCTTGATTCGCTTGAAGGATGCAAAAGTGCTAAGGACACAGTCGTATTGTATATACGCAAGCTGGAAGTTAAACTTAAAGAAATGCTGTAGGAGGAGAATGAATGGACTACAACGAAAAGGTACAGTATTTAAAATCCTATAGGGATAAGTTAGATCAGCTTACATATGTTGATGGACAAATAATGGGGATAAAAGCTATAAGCTATGGTCCAGCTTTAGGAACAAGACAATCAATTGAACAACTATATGCAAAAAAAGAAGCAATATTTAATGAAATGGAAAAGATAGAGCATACGATCGATACTTTGAAAAACATCCAGGAGCGTCTGGTGTTGAAATATGCATATATTCACTTGATGCAGTATGACGAAATCGCTAAAAAAATGGGTTTTTCAGAGCGTAATGTGTATCGCTATCGTCGAAATGCTATAAATAATCTTGAAATTTAATAAAGTTGTCAGTCCGTGTCATGGTATGGCAGTGAAATAGGTGGTATTATGGTAATGTGGTCTTTTGGTTAAGACACACAGATGATTAATTTCTTTTTGGTTGATTCGTGTTTCTTATACTTCCCCTTGATTATACAAATATGAAAAAGCTCATTCTCCCAGAGCTTTTTTTGTCTCCAGATAAAGCGGCATCACCTGGTGCTGATATGCCATTCATTTAATGCCTCCTTTCATTAATATTCGTGGTGTCGCTTTATGTGGAATGACGTGATATAATTAAGATAATTATAAAAAATATGGGAGGAGAAAAAGGGTATATGGAATCAATTTATATCACTATTATATCTTCACTACTATCTGGAATAGTAGCTACATTTATAACAGTTATTTATTATAAAAGACAAGAACGGAGACAGCGCAAACTAGATTTGTTAGCGTCTATTATGCGCAATATTAATGCTATAACAAGACCGATTGATGAGAATAGAAAAACTCAGCTTGCAGGATTTTTAAATGAAGCTTTTATAGTTTTTAATGAAAACAGTGAAATTTTAAGGCAACTAGAAAATTTGAAAGAAAATGTAACGAATGAAAAACTTATAAAGGTTGTTAAATTAATGTGTCAAGATTTAAAAATAGATTATACAAACTTAACTGATGAATTCATATCTAAACCATTTAAATAAACCACACAAGTTGTGGTTTTTCTTTTATCCAAATATGGCAGGATATAGCAAGTAGCAGCTTACCAGGGTCCTTTCCTGGAGTTGGTGGTGCAATTCCACCTCCTGCAACCAGTTTAATATTATCAGCGGACAATAGTTCGCTTTTTTTGATTATAGAAAGTGAGGTGTCGTTTATGACCGAAAAACAAAAGATATTTGCAGATGAATATTTGATTGATCTAAACGGCACCAGAGCATATAAAGCTGCTTATCCTAATATCAAAAGCGATAATGCTGCTGCAGTTAGAGCAAATAAACTTTTGAAGAAAAAAGAAATCTGGGATTATATTCAGCAGCGTCTGGATGAAATCGCCAGTAAACGTGTTGCTAAACAACAGGAAGTCATGGAATATCTAACTTCAGTAATGCGTGGTGAATCAACTTCGAGTGTACTGGCCATGTGCGGTGACGGCATGCAGGAGGTTATTGAGAAACCGCCTGATGAAAAGGAAAGTCTAAGGGCTGCTGAACTATTAGGGAGACGTTATGGAATGTGGACTGAAAAGGTTGATGTTACTTCCAATGGCAAAACGATGATAGTTGATGATATAGATGGCTAAAAAAGTTAGTTTGAAGTCAATAATTGGTCCTGCGTTTTGGGATGTGCATAAACTGATTAAGGAGTGCGAATATACCCATTACTGGTTAAAAGGTGGTCGAGGGTCTCTTAAATCATCATTTATAGGAATTGAAATTCCTTTAGGCATTATGAGAGATGCACAAAATGGCCTAATGTCTAATGCAGTTGTTATTAGAAGGGTAAAGGATACTTTGAGAGGTTCAGTATATGAACAGATCAAATGGGGTATTTATATGCTTAACGCTCAGGAGGATTGGGAAATACCTGAATCCAAACTACAAATGACATATAAGCCAACAGGACAGGTTATTTTATTCAAGGGTGCTGATAACCCAAAGAAACTTAAATCTACAAAGGTATTTGTCGGATATGTGAAATATGTATGGTATGAAGAATGTGATGAGTTTGAATCCTACGATAAGATCAGGAATATTAATCAGTCTCTTTTGCGTGGTGGTCCTGAATATTGTGTATTCTACTCGTTTAATCCTCCTGAAAGTCAAAGAAACTGGTGTAATAAGCAAGTCCTTATCAAAAGACCAGATACTTACATAAGTCATACTACTTATCTTCAGGCGCCGAGAGAGTGGCTTGGCGAGCAGTTTCTTATTGAAGCGGAGCATTTAAAGGTTATTAATGAAGAAAAGTACAATCATGATTATCTTGGAGAAGTTACGGGCACTGGCGGTGAAGTGTTCACTAATCTTGATATTAGAGAAATCAGTGATGATGAGATTGCAGTATTTGATCGTTTGAAGAACGGACTTGATTTTGGTTATGCCGGTGATCCATTAGCTTATTTAAAAATGAATTATGACAAGACGAGAAGACGTCTTTTTATTTTTGGTGAGGTTTATGGTACACGTCTTTCAAACAAGAAAGCAGTAAAGAAAATAAAAAAACTAAATCCTTTAAACAAATTAGTTACAGCAGATAGTGCTGAACCTCGTACAATTAACGAATTCAAGTTGTTGGGATTAAATATCGTTGGTGCAAAGAAAGGACCTGACAGTGTAGAAAACGGGATTAAATGGCTTCAGGATCTAGAACAGATAATTATAGACCCCACACGATGTCCTAACGCTGCTAGAGAGTTTAATGACTATGAAATTGAAAAGGATAGGGAGGGAAACTTAAAAGGTGAATTTCCTGATAAGAATAATCATACGATTGATGCAGCTCGTTATGGATGTGAAACAGATGTTATTAGAAATAAAGCAAGAGCAGGTAAAAACCGCTCTAAATATACAAATCAAGGAGGTAGCTGATGAAAAATTTTACAATCGATGCTAATGATTATGATGAAACAAATCTAAATAAAACGATGATTAGGGATTTAATTCGTAAGCACTCTAGCGTGGCATCTAAAATTAGAAAAAATCAGCGCTATTATGATGGTAAACATAAGGTTCAAGGGCGAACTAAAAAAATAAAGGGTTCCAGTAATAATAAAGTTGTATGTAATCACGCAAAGGATATAAGCGATACTGCGACGGGTTACTTTTTAAGCTCGGCTATATCATTTTCTACAAGTGACAAGAAAATGAATATTGATAAACTTACAGACGCATTTGATTTGGCTGATGTTGACGATGTTGATCATGACAATGCGCTTGATATGAGTGTTGCAGGTGTTGCGTATGAGTATGTCTATGTTAAAGAAAATGAGACAACACCAGTATCAAAAAATCTAGAACCGGAACATACATTTCTAGTATGTGATGATACTATTGAAGAAAATATTCTTTTTGGGGTTTATTACTATCGCTTTAAAGATGCTGTTACCGGAAAGTACAAATACAAGGCTACTGTTGGAACAGAAAATTATATCTATGAGCTGCTGCTTGAAGGAACTTATGAAAACAATGTTTATGTAGATGAAGAACCAAAAGAACATTTTTTAGGTGATGTCCCGATTATTCAGATTCTAAATAATAAAAATGGAGTTGGTGATTTTGAACAACAGATTAGTTTAATTGACGCTTACAACACGTTGATGAGTGACCGCGTAAATGACAAAGAACAGTTTGTTGAAGCGCTTCTTGTAGTTTATGGGGCTTTGATGGGCGATGATGAAGAAGAAGTCAGTGAGGTAGTTAAGATACTTAAAGAAAATGGTTTACTTGAGTTACCGCTTGATGCAAAAGCAGAATACATTGCTAGAACTTTTGATGAATCGGGAATGGAAGTATTAAGAAAAGCTATTAAAGAAGATATTTATACATTCAGCCATGTTCCTAATCTTACTGATGAAAACTTTGTTGGCAACAGTTCAGGTGTGGCAATGGAATATAAGTTACTTGGTCTTGAGATGATAACTAAAACTAAAGAGCGTTATTATAAAAAAGCACTTAAACAGCGTATAACATTGTATTGTAATTATCTTAATCTTAAAGCGATTTCGATTAATCCAACTGCAATCATTCCAACTTTTTCAAGAGGACTGCCTAAGAACTTGTTGGAGCTGTCTCAAATTATAACTAATTTAAAAGGTTTCGTATCACAGGAAACATTGTTGAATCAGCTTGATTTTGTTGAAGATGCCCAAACTGAAATTAAAAAAGTTGATGAAGAGAACGACAAAGCAGTGGAACGTCAGCAAAAAATGTTTGGTGTAGCAGATAATGTACCGTTTAACAACTCAGGGGGTGAAGATGATGAAGAAGCTGATGGGGAAGATAAAAACAAAAATAAATAAACAGCTAAAAAAGATTCTGCTCCCAATAATAAAGCTGCTTAACAAATTTATGAAGTTTCTTATTGAGGTATTGGAGTGAGTAACTACTGGCGTAATAGACAGGCTGAACATATTCAAAGAGCTATGGAAATCGCAGAAGCCTCAAGTCAGGAACTGGCAAAGCTTTATCAAAAATCCTGTTATTATTTTAATGAACAGATCCAGGGTGTTTTTGATAAATACAGGAAAAAGCATAGTTTAAGTGAAGCTGAAGCCAAGGCTCTGTTAAATGATTTAACTGATCCAACTCCATATGATCAGACGCTTAAAAGATTAAAGGCAGGAGCTAAAGGTGAGGAAAGAAAAGAACTTCTTAAAGAACTAGAAGCTCCAGCGTATCGATATAGAATCAATAAGCTTCAGGACTCACAGAAGAATCTCGATGTGATGATGAGAGAAGTCTACAAGCGTGAAAAAGAAGTCAATACACTCACGTATATTGATGTAGCATATGATTCTTATTTTAACTCAATCTATAATCTCCATGAAAGAACCAGTATAGCCTTTAGCTTTGAAAATATTGATCCAGAGGTTACCGATAAATTACTTAATTCTAAATGGAGTGGTAAAAACTATAGCGAGCGTATCTGGGATAATACCCAGAATTTAGCAGACTCAGTCAAAGAAGAAATGCTGATGGGTGTGTTAACTGGTAAAAGTGAAAAACAGATGGCTGATACGATCGTTGAAAAGTTTGCTGTCGGTGCTTATAATTCCAGAAGACTTATTTGTACAGAGAGTGACTTTATTAGTAATGCTTTAGATATGGAAGCGTATCGAGAAGCTGATATTGAAATGGTACGTTTTTGTGCGGTGCATGATATGAAGACATCTCCAATCTGTCAAACACATGACCATTCAACTATACCGCTTGATAAAGCAGTGCAGGGGGTAAATGTTCCACCATTACATCCAAACTGCAGGTCATCAACTGAGCCGGTTATTAATAAGGCAATTGAAGCTAAGATGAAGCGTAGAGTTAGGGATCCAGTCACAGGTAAAGATAAAATTGTTAGTGCTAATCAAAACTACCAGGAGTGGTTAAGAAATCAGCAAAAAGAACATGGTAAAGATAACGTTGAAACCTTTAGAAAGAAAGTCTTAAATGCTAAAAAGGATCGTGAACAATTTAAGCGTTATAAGAGTGTTATTGGTGGTAAAGAGTTGCCAGAAACGTTCGCAAAATTTCAAGATTTGAAGTATAATGATGGTAAGGATTGGAAAGACTTAAAATTATTATACAAAGCGACAAATAACGGATGGATACTGCATAAACATCTTGATTATGTATGGCAAGGTGAGCAGGGATTTATCCCAACAGGTGCAGCTTTAACGAATACACATATTATCGCGGGAAAAGGTAGCGATAAAACTCTTAGAGCAGCAAAAAGATTATCGGAAAAATACGGCGGGAACATTGATAACTGGTCTAAAAAAGTTGCAAAAGTTACGTCAGATAAATATATATTTGATGTTCATTGGTATGAACATGATAAGCATCAATATGAACCAAAAGTGAAATTAAGAAAGGATAGAGATTAATATGAAAACTATAATGGTTTATCAGTGTGAACTTGATAAAGAAATAAAAATGGAATTGTATGGAAAGCTCAGATATATTGGTAAGTCATTTGGTGTTGACGGTTTAACTAACAATCAAGTTTACGATTGTGTTGGTGTTGATAGCGGAATGCTTCGCATTGTTGATGACAGTGAAGAAGATTATCTTTATCCTACGTCTCGCCCTAAAGCAGCTTATGATCATGAATATGAAGGCGGAAGATGGGAAGTTGTTGAAATTTATAATGATGCATTGAGAAAGGAACTTGAGTTATATGGCTAAAGACGACAGTTATACGAAAATAACAGAGCTAATGACAAGATGGAGTTATATTTCAAGATTAGACTAATTCTATTATTAATTTGGATAGCTATATGCACAGTATATTTGATTTATAAATTTATAAAACACGTTAATTGATTTGTAGCGTGTTTTTATTTTACCTAAAAGGAGGTGGTTAGATGGCAAAACTAAAAGTTGTAAAGAATATGATTGATAAGAATACTGGTCTTTCTTACCGTGAAGGAGCCTTAATGACAGTTGCTGATCCTAAACGCATTAAGGAGTTAGTCGATGCGGGTGTTGCAGTTGAAATCAAACAAGTCCAGAAAGAAAAATCAAATTAATTACGGTGAGAGAAATCTTGCCTTTTATTATGTCCAAAAACTTATGACAAAAAACTGTGGGATAGTCATACGGACTTAAAATGGAGGAATTTATGAGTAAAGATTTATTTAGAAAGTGGCCATTAGCGTATCCATTAAATATTCAATTGTTTGCTGATGAAGGCGCCAGTGATAGCGACAGTGAAGACTCTGGAAACGAAGATGGCGATGATGGTGAACATCAAGAAAATCCTAGAACATTCACTCAGGAAGAAGTAGATAAAATAATTAAAGGCAGAGTGGCTAAAGAACGTAAATCCTGGGAAAAACAACTTGCTGATCAGCAAACAGAGGCTGAAAAATTAGCAAGCATGAATGAAAAGGAAAAAAAGGCTTATCAGGAACAGAAAAGAATAAAGGATTTAGAAAACAGAGAAACAGCAATTACTAGAAGAGAGCTTACTGCACAGGCTAAAGAACAGTTGGCTGATAAAGGGCTTCCGGTTACATTAGCTGAGATTTTGAATTTTTCTGATGCTGAAAGCTGCAACAAATCAATCGAAACTGTAGAAAAGGCATTTCAAGCTGCAGTAGAAAAAGCAGTAGAAGATCGTATCAAGGGTGGTAAGCCAATTAAAAAAGCACCTTCTTCATCTGCAGGTATTACGGTTGATTCAATAAAATCAATGACAGCTGAAGAAATCAATGCAAATTGGGATGAAGTGCAAAATGTATTAAAAGCAAATAGATAGAAAGAAGAGGTAATTATATGTCAGTAGAAAATTTTATTCCAACTATTTGGAGTGCACGCCTTTTGAGACATTTAGATAAAAGACACGTTTATTTAAATTTATTAAATCGTGATTATGAAGGTGAAATTAAAAACTTTGGTGATACTGTAAAGGTAAATCAAATTGGTGAAGTAACAATTAAAGATTATGAAAAGGGAAAAGATATTGATGCTCCTGAAGATTTAAGTGGAGAACAACAAGAATTAAAGATTGATCAGGCAAAATATTTTAACTTTTCTGTTGACGATGTTGATAATGCGCAAACAAATCCAAAATTAATGGATAAAGCAATGGAAAGAGCAGCATATGGTATGAATGATGTTGTAGATGCATTTGCTGCTAATCTTTTAGCTATTAATGTTCATGCTGATAACTGTATCGGCAGTGAAGAAACACCAAAAACGCCTACTAAAGAAACAGCTTATGATTTATTAGTTGACTTAGGAGTTAAATTAACAGAAGCTAATGTCCCAACTGTTGGAAGATGGGTTGTTATTCCTGCATGTTATCACGGGTTATTATTAAAAGATGACAGATTCGTCGGTAATGGTACGGATTACAACAAAGCAATTTTAGAAGGTGGTGAAGTTGGTAAGGGAGCAGGCTTTACTATTTATGTTTCTAATAATGTTCCAAATATTGCCAAAACTAAATATAAATTAATTGCTGGAACCGATGAAGCTGGTTCATATGCTGAACAAATTCTACAAACAGAAGCGTACAGACCTGAAAAACGTTTTTCAGATGCGGTAAAAGGTTTACATGTATACGGTGCAAAAGTATTCCAATCAAAATGTATTGCTATGTTAACTGCAAATCCTACTGTGGAATAAGGAGAAAATTATGGCACATATTTATAATATTAAAAATAAGGTTATTACTGAATGTTTGAATAAAGATGTAATTAAAATTTGTACTAAGGATCCTTTAAATTATATTGTAAGGGATAATCTTGAAGATTTAAGAAAAGAAATTAATGTCATTGAATCGAAAATTTCATATGCCGAACAAACTGAAGATAAAAAAGTTCCATTATCTAAAATGAAACTTGATGATTTAAAGGCGTTAGCTGAGGAACTTGATTTAGAACATGACGGTTTAAACTGCGATGAGCTTCGTAAAATTATTAAAGATGCACAAGGAGCATAGTAATGACTGTCGAAGAAAAATTTAAGAAACTTACAGGAGAGACTGATGAATCATTAGTTTCTCTTTTTCTTAGCAAAGCTGAAATCAAAGTTCTAGAAAAGACTAATCGTGTAGAAATGATTGCGGAACTTGAATCATTTAAGCTTGATCTTGCTGTTGCAAGATATGAGCGAGATGGTGAGTCTGGTTCATCAAGTCACAGTGAAGGTGGTGTAAGTCGCAGTTATCGCAGTGAAGATGAGATACTTTCGGGTATCGATAAATATAGACTTAGTGCTGTTGCTAGGAGGCGATTAAATGCTAAGAAGAAAGATGAAGAAATTCAAACTTAGAAAATATATCGTAAAAAAAGATACTGAACGTAATACAGCTTTAGAATATCTTGATCCTGTTGCAGGTGAAGCGGTAATCTGGCCAGCTGGTGGAAAAGTACAAGCGGAACTTTATGGGCTAAGACTAGCCTATATGCTTAACATGAATTATTATGGTGATTTAAATATAAGTGAAAATGATGCTATATGTATAAATATTGATGAGCCGGAATATAAGGTGGTTTCAATTAAGAGCTATCCCAAATTTAAATTCATTGAGTTGGAAAAATTAAGATGACATTTCAAAATGCGGATAAACTCATAAAAAAGCTTAATTTGATGTCTAATGAAGTTCAGGGTGAAATCTTAAAGAAATCAGTAAAGCGAGGTGGTCTACTTGTACAAAAGCAGGCACGTCTTTTGGTTAATTCTAAGAGCGGTAATTTAGGTAGGTCAATCAAGGAAAGAACAGAACAGAGGCCTAGTGGAGCAAGCAGTACTGTTTACACTAATCTTGATTATGGCATTTACTATGAGCTTGGAACAGGTCCCAATGGTCAGGAAAACCATGCGGGTATTTCTCCAAATGTTAATCCTAAATATTCACAAACTGGATGGATGATACCTGCTGATGCTATGAGTGTTGATGATGCTGAGTATTATGGCTTGGGTGTTGTAGAAAGCGGTGGTGAAGTTATCGGATACCGTACTAATGGTATGCCGGCACGGCCGTATCTCTATCCAGCGCTGCATGATCAGAAAAAAGATATTACTAAAGAGATGAATAGATATATTGGAAAGGAAATAGTCAAGGTGATGAAAAAATGATCAATATTAAAGATAAGATAGTTGAGCAGCTTGAAAAAGTTGTTGATAATCTGAGCGATACGTATCCTCAGGATTTCACAAATTTTCCAGCAGTCAGCTACTGCGAGGAAGAGAACTGTGTTTATGAAGTTACCGATGAAGGTGAAGCTTCATCACTAATTCGCATTAGGATTGATATCTGGAGCAATAAGAGTACTTCATCGACTGCAGTTGATATTGATAAGGTTATTGCTGAATTTGGTTTTAAACGTATTTCATGTTCAGATATTGGCGAGCCTTCGGGCATGAAGCATAAACTTATGAGATATGAAGCGATTGTAGATACAAATAAAATTTTTGCGTATCATAAAAATTAATGAAAGAGAGGTATTTATATGTTAGCAAATGGAGCAACTTTAGAGTATAAGAAAAAATCTGCTACTGAAAGTAATTATACAAAATTAAAAGGATTAAAAGAAATTCCTGAAATGGGTGTTGATCCTGAAAAAGTAGAGAATACAGATCTTGATGATACCGTTAAACAGTATGAAATGGGTATCGGTGATGCAGGTGATATCACCTATAAATTTAAATATGAAAATACATCAACAGACAGTCCATATCGTTTGATGAGAGCTTTGGAGGAGAGTGGGGAGATCGCTACTTTTAAAGAAACATTAAAGGATGGAACTACAACTGAATTTGATGGTCAGGTTTCTGTTAAAAGAACTGGCGGTGGAGTTAATGGTGTTATTGAGTTTAACTTAAACATTGCACTTCAAAGTAAATTGACAATCACTGACCCGGAAATTGCATAAGGAGGCAGCTATGGAAGAAAATAAAAGAATCCCATGGGCTACGTGGGAAGTCGATGGAGTTGAGTATAAATTAAAACTCACAACAAGTGTAATTACTAAACTTGAAGAACAGTTTAAGACTAATCTTGTTAACGTCCTGGATAATGGTGTTCCAGCGTTAAAGATTATGCTTACAATTACACATGGTGCTATGCAAAAATTTCACCACGGTATCAAATATAAGGATGTAGAAGAAATGTTTGAAAAATATGTGGATGAGGGAGGATCACAAACTGCATTCATGACAGATGTGTTTTTCCCGATTTATCAAGCGTCGGGTTTTTTCTCTGGTTCAATGGCAGAAATGATGAGCGAGAAGTTGGACGAAGCCAAAGAACAACTGTAACTAATATATCAGACTTAATAAATGGGATTTACCCAAATGCAGTTGACTGCGGGATAGATCCTTTTTATTTTTGGGAACTAAGTTTAGATGAAATCAAGGATATTATTGATTCTTTTAATCGAAAAGAGATAATGAAACAAAAACAACGGGCTATAGATAACTCTATTCTGGCTGACCAAATCATCAGAGGAATTGGATTATTATTTTCTCAAAAAGAAGACAATGTTGAAATTAAGCAAATATGGGATTACTATCCTGACTTATTTGAGGAAGAAAAGAAAAAAGCAGAGGAGCAAAAAGAAATAAACGAATTAGAGGAATTTAAAGAAAAAAGAAAAAGGTTCGCTTATAACCATAATAAACAGATTGGGGCTGATGACTAAGGACAGTAGAAGAATTAAAAGTAATAATCAACGCTGAAACAAAGCAGTTTAGAGATGAACTTGCAAAAGTTCAAACTCAAATGAAATCAGCTACCCAGAATGTTACTGTGCAGACATCTAAAATAAAATCAGCTATATCAGGTATAAAATCAGCACTTGTAGGATTAGCGGTTGGAACTGGACTGTTAAAACTTGGTAAAGAGGCTTTACAGGTTGCAAGTGATCTTACTGAAGTGCAAAACATTGTAGATGTAGCGTTTGGCTCCATGGCGTGGAAAGCTGAAAAGTTTTCTAAATCAGCACTTGAAGCATTTGGGATGAGCGAGTTAAGCGCCAAGAAAACATCGGGCACTTACATGACTATGGCTAAAAGTGCCGGTATAAATGAAAACGCAGCCAGTGATATGGCGGTCACTTTGGCAGGTTTAACAGGTGATGTCGCATCATTTTATAACATATCTCAAGATCTTGCTGATGTGCGTTTAAAATCTGTTTTTACAGGTGAGACAGAAACTTTAAAAGAGCTAGGTGTTGTAATGACTCAAACAAATCTCCAGGCTTATGCATTGTCACAAGGTATTAATAAAAATATAAGTGATATGAATCAGGCAGAGCAAACAACTTTAAGATATAACTTTGTTTTGGATAGATTAGCCTTTGTTCAAGGCGATTTCGCAAGAACAAGCAGCAGCTGGGCTAATCAAATTCGTATTCTTCAAGAATGTTTTAAACAGCTTTTAGGAATTATCGGAAATGGCTTGATTGCTGCATTAACACCTGTTGTTCAATTTCTTAATATGATCATTAGTAAACTTATTACATTCGCGAATGTTGTAAGTGCAGTTTTTGGTAGGTTATTTGGAAAGAAGAGTGGAGGAGAACAAGCGGCAACTGGTTTTTCCGCGGCTGATAATGCAGCTAAAAGCGCTACATCTTCTGCAGGAGGATTAAATAATGCCCTAAAGGGTACTGAGGGTCAAGCCAAGAAAACGGCTAAGGCGCTAGGCTCATTAGCTGGATTTGATGAATTAAACACGATCAGTGCAAGTGATTCAAGTGCAGGGGCTGGTAGTGGTGCCGATTCAGGAGGTATTGGAGGCGGTGGCTATGCAATTGATCCAATTGATTGGGACAGTGCTTTTAAAGAACCTGACACAAGCGGTATCGAGGCTACTGTCGATAAAGTGATGGGCTATATCGATAGGCTTAAAACCTTTCTTAAGACCAATGCTCCTGTTATAACAAGTCTGTTGGCTGGAGTTTTAGCAGGTTTTGTTGCTTTTGAGGTAATAAAGAACTGGGCAGCGTTAACAGGTCCGATAAAGAGTTTATTCACTAATATAGGCGCATTATTTGCTTTATTTAAGGATGTAGGTGTAATAGAAACATTAAGTGTTATGCTTACAGGACTAAGCGCGCCAATGCTTGCGATAGCCGGTACGGTAGCAGCAGTTACAGCAGCGCTTGTTTATCTATATCAGACAAGCGAATCATTTAGAAATCTTGTAAATGAAGCAGTCGGAGCATTACTTGGAATACTTCAAAATTTCTATACAGGTTGCCTTCTGCCTATTTTTGATACACTGGTGATGTTGTTTAATACAGTACTGCTTCCGTTGGGAAGTTTGTTAACGGATGTATTTTTAACTGTGGTAGAAGCTATAGCAAGTATTGTTTTATCATTCTGGACTAACATTTTAGCACCAATAGCTGACTTTCTTGTCAGTGTTTTAGGTATAGCTATACAGGGTGTATGTGATGTTATTCAGGGCTGGATGCCAGCGATTAATACTGTTATTGGTATTTTATCAAAGCTGTGGAACACGATGCTTAAACCGATTGTTACGTTTATTCAAACGGCATTCATAACCGTTTTTGAAATTGCAGGTGGGATTATAACCACTGTTGCAAATGATATTTTAGAAGCTTTCCAGTTTGTTATTGATTTCTTTGTTGGGGTATTTACTCTTGATATAGAAAAAATGTGGGATTCTGTCTGTGGCCTTTTTGGCTGGGCATGGGATACTATATGTTTAATATTCTCGCCAATTGGTGATTTCTTTACAGACCAATGGGAAAATATTCAGGAAGCATTTTCAAGTGTAGGCGAATGGTTCAAAAATACATTTCAGGGAGCATGGGATAAAGTTTGCAGTGTGTTTTCAGGTGTCGGTAAATTTTTTGGAGACGTTTGGTCAAACATTACCAAAGCATTTGGCGATGTTGCAGGCTGGTTTAGAGGCAAATTCAGCGATGCATGGACAGCAGTTAAAAATGTATTTAGTACAGGAGGTGCTGTATTTGATGGTATCAAAGACGGTATTCTAAATGGCTTAAAGGCTGTTGTAAATGCAATTATTAAAGGAATCAATAAAGTAATTAAAATTCCATTCGATGGTATAAACAGTGCATTAAAATCAATAAAAAAAGTAAGTATTTTAGGACTTAAACCTTTTGACTGGATTAGCACGATAAGCGTACCACAAATTCCTTTGCTAGCTGAAGGAACAGTGGTAAACAAACCAACTTTAGGTATTTTTGGTGAGGCAGGTACTGAGGCTGTAATTCCATTGAAACGTAATACCCAGGGACTTGATCTGATTGCTGAAAAATTAGCAGATAGATTATCTTTTGATGGGGATAGTGGAAATGGAGCAACTTATGTCATTAATTTTGTTTTGGAAAATGGGAAGGTACTGACCAAGATGGTAATTGATAATATTAAAGAATATGAGGTACAAACTGGTAAACCAGTATTTGATTATTAAGAGGAGGGTATATATGGCAAATGAAGCATTGATTAAAGTGAATGGTGTAGCTTTGTCTACACCTTCTGATATTAAAGTTGAAATTCAGGATTTGGACGGTGAAAGTGTTAGACCAGTGGCTACAGGTGTTCTAAGAAGAAATAGAATTAGATCAAATATGTTAAAAGTCACATTGACATGGAACATAACACCAACAATCGACATCATGAATATTCTCAATGCGGTAACTCCTGCTGAGTTTGACGCAGAACTATTTATTCCAACTCATGGAATCCGTGCCACTAGAAAAATGTATGCGGGAAACAAAAGTTATAATTACATTAGGACGAAAGAGGGACTTAAAGCTAAGTCCTTTTCTTTTGCATTGATTGAGGTGTAGTCATGCTAATTAAATACGGAAACTTAGATGTGACAAGTCGACTGCTTGATTATAAGATTTCAAGTTCTTTTGCGGAGGGGTATCTTATTGGTAATGTTCCAACAATCCAGCTGAATCTTAAGTTTGATAACTATGATGGAATTTTTGATAATCTCGATACTGAAGTGTATTGGGAAATTCAAGAAACTAATGCTTCAGATAAAAGATATTTTAAGATATATAATCAACCCGAAAAGTATACTAAATCGTTGAGTCTAAAACTGTATGACAATAACTATTCTCTAGATATTGCGTATGATACAAAACTTACATATCCAGTACAAATAAAAGACCAGTTGGATGAAATAGAAAGTCTAACTGGTTTTTCTATAATCAGAACTAATATTCCTGATTATGTATTGAATAAAGAAGTTGCGTGGTATGACAATACAATTGTTATAAGAAGTTATCTGGGCTGGATAGCTGAACTTTGCGGAGCTAACGTGTTTGCAAAGGGAATTAATTCGCTTGAATTTGTAAAAGTTACAAAGGATGTATTTGCAAACACAGATACCTTAACAAATTATGAAAAGAATGAAGTTTATAAAGTGACTCGTATATATGCAGAGAACGGATTGAATTCACTTGAAGCCGGTAATGAAACAGGAAATACGATGTTTCTTGATGCAAATAATCTTTACCTCGATGAACAATTGATTGTAGATTCTCTATACGAACAGTTCGATGGTTTAACATTCTATTCAGTAAAATCTGTAAAGATGATTTCTATTGATAATTTGTTACCAGGTAAATTGATTAATTATAATGATGAATTCAATTTTATGGTAATTGATTTATCAAATACATTTAAGGGTGGAAATTTTCTATTATCTGATATAGATGGAACCGTAACTACCAAAAATGAAGAACGTGTTATCAAGAGAATAAACAATACAACACGCATACGAAAGCTGCAGATAACGCAAGATCAAGAATCACTTAAACTGGATGTCATCGCAAAAGAGCAAGAAGGGCTTAATGAAAAAGTCGGGCAGCTTACAATTACTAATGAAGAAATTAACACTAAGATAGAAGAAATCAATACTAAGATAGAGGACATTGATACTTCTTTATATAGAGCTTTTATGATATCAGATGCAACTGTTTTAAATGAACAAAATAAATCAATTGTCCTGTCTTGTCAAGTTGTTAACGGGACTACTGATATTACACCTGACCAGACTGATATACAATTTCAATGGTATAAAAATGAAGAAAAATTTAAAACTGGCAAATCAGTGACATTGACAGGCAATGATATTGATGTAAGTGCTAATTTTAAGTGTATAGTTTCTATAAGCGGAATTGAATTAAATACAGGAAGTGTAACTATAACTGATAATAATGACATTGCTAATTTAGGCAACAGTTTTCTTGATGTTACCGGTTCACAGTTAGTACAGATTTTAAATACTGACGGAACTTATAGTCCTAACTGGGAAATTAACAATATTACGATTACTCCAGCAGTTTTAGATGGATTATTAAATGTGGATTTAAGTAATTGTGATATTGTCTTTAAAAAGATAATCAACAGTTCAGAAACTGGACTTACGAATGGTGAGAATGTTAGCAATGGAATATTGAATGTAAGTAAAAATATTATGACCAAGGCTAATCCGGCGGTTACATATGTCTGTTATGTATCGTATAAAAACACAAGTATTAAACTGTTTACGTCATTTAGTTTAAATGTACTGGGTAAGGACGGTGCTGACGGTAGTGATGGAAAAGATGGAGCAGTGGGACCGCAAGGTCCAACTGGGGATGATGGTGTTAGTGTGATTAGTATCACACCTTACTTTGCAGTTAATGCCAGCAGTACGACACCACCTGACAGCGGATGGATAACTGCTCAACCGGTTAGAGCAAATGGGCAGTATCTATGGCGCAAAGATACGACAAAATTTAGTAATAATACTATCTCAACAACAATTCCATTCGTCATTACCGGAGATAAAGGCGATACTGGTCCACAAGGGCTTCAGGGACTTCAGGGTCCACAAGGTAATCAGGGAATTCAAGGACCGGCTGGACCTAAAGGAAATGATGGTTCTAGTGGAAAGACTTCGTATTTTCACATTAAATACAGCAGTGTTGCCAATCCGACAAGCTCTAGTCAAATGACGGAAACTCCGTCGGTTTATATTGGTACTTATGTTGATTACACTGAAACCGACAGTACAGATCCAACAAAATATACATGGGCGAGATTTCAGGGAATTCAGGGAGCTCAGGGGACACAAGGAATACCGGGAACTAATGGTGTAGATGGCAAGACTTCTTATCTCCATATAAAATATTCTAATGATGGCGGGAAGTCGTTTACTGCAAACAGTGGAGAGACAGCAGGTGATTATATTGGACAGTGTGTAGACTTTAATTCTAATGATCCTACAAATGTTGACAGTTATACATGGTCTAAAATCAAAGGTGAACAAGGACCTCAGGGAATTAAGGGGGTTGCTGGAGCGGATGGAGTAAGTTCTTATTTCTATATAAGATACTCTCAAAACGCTAATGGTAACCCGATGACTGACAGTGCTGAGAATGCTGTTTATATTGGTACATGCTCAACAACATCAAATACAGCTCCGAGCTCATATGTTTCATATAAATGGAGCAAGATCAAAGGAGATACTGGAAGCAAAGGAGAACAAGGAATTCAGGGACCGAAGGGAAGCGATGGACAAACTTCGTATCTACATATTAAGTACAGTGATGACGGAAAAACTTTTACCTCAAATAATGGAGAAACACCAGGTAAATATATTGGAACATATGTGGATTTTTCTGAAGCTGACAGTGCAGTTTTTAATAAATACTCATGGGTTAAAATAGAAGGACCACAGGGCGTACAGGGACCTAAAGGAGCAGATGGGAAGCAGTATTATACATGGCTTAAATATGCGGATACACCTACAAGTGGTATGAGTGACAGCCCAACTGGAAAAGCATATATTGGTTTAGCGTATAATAAGGCCACTGCAACAGAAAGCAGTAATTATTCAGATTATACATGGTCTTTAATCAAAGGTGAGAAAGGTGATACTGGTATTCAGGGACCAAAGGGTACAGATGGTAAAACAACCTATACATGGGTTAAGTATGCAACAAGTGCCAGTGGTGCTAATATGTCTGATGATCCATCGGGTAAAACATACATAGGTTTAGCTTACAACAAGACAACCCTTACGGAATCAACTTCAGCCAGTGATTATACATGGAGTTTGATTAAAGGTGATAAGGGTGACAAAGGTGACGATGGTACGGTTCATAGTGCTACTGCACCTAGTGATAAAACTAAGTTATGGTTTGATACAACTGATAATCTTCTAAAATACTGGAACGGTACTACATGGGAAGTGACTAATGATTTTGCTGGTGATATAAATGACATGAAGCAGAATATTACTACTGAATATACTTCTGCGATCAACCAGCTTAAAGAATCGCTGACTACACTGGTTGAAAAACTACAGACTACCACTACTGACAATTCAACTTTGATAGAGCAGTTATCATCACAGATTGTTCAAAATTCTAGTTCTATATCGCTGGTTACAAACAGTATTAAAAGTATTACCGACAATATAAGTGGTCTGGCTACGAAAGAAGAAATTTCACAGTGGGCACGTTTTGAAAATGGAGTATTGGAGTTGGGTGCAAGTAACAGTCCCTTTGCTGTTAAATTATCTAATACGGAATTAGGATTCTATCAGAATGGAAGCAGAATAGCATATCTGTCAAACCAACAGCTTAACATTGAATATGCCATTGTAATGACAAAATTAAATATCGGAACATTCAGCTGGAATTATGATGCTACTGATGGTCTGACATTAACCTAGGAGGTGTGTGAATGGCAACTTTTGGAACAAGTAATAAATATATAAACTACAGTGTTAACAGTCAGGAGCTGAGCTATGACATAAATTCAAACACCTCTGTTGTTAGAGTTTGGATAGACGTATGGCGAACAAACACTGGTTATACTACATATGGAACAGGAACAGTGTATGCTCGCATAAACGGCGGAGTATACAGTGCTGGTATAAGTACTGGACAGAAAATAACATCAACACCGATTCGCTTAGGTACATGGGATGTTACTGTCGGTCATAATGCTGACGGTTCAAAAGCTATAAGCATTACTGGGTGGATTTCCCACAGTCAGTTCAGTTCAGGCGAGGAGGGCTATACACATACATTAACTACTATCCCAAGGCAGGCTAACATTACAGAAAGTAGCAATTTCACAGATGTTCAAAATCCAACTATTAAATTCAGTAATCCGGGTAGCTTTAATATGAGCGTCTGGTTAGAGCCTAACCCAAACGGACCGCATCTTGCAGTTAGGGATAATATTCCCAACACGGGGAGTTATACATGGGAATTAACTGATGAAGAACGAAACCAGTTAAGAGAAGCGTGTAAAGGGAAAACTTGTACTATTCGTATAGGGTTATATTCTAACAATAAGCAGTGGGCAAGCTATCACGATAGAACATATACTATAACCAACGCTAATCCCAGCTTTACAAGTATTACTGCAACACCGGTAAATCCATTTGGTTCGTTGTATTTGCAAGGTAAATCAAGTATTAAATTAACAGTAAATGGTGCTAAGGGGATATATGGAAGTACTATAACCACTTACAGTATAAAAGGTGGGGATTACAGTTATAGTGGTGAATCGAACACCTATACTACCGATGTTTTAAGTAAATCAGGTGATATAACATTCACCGCAACAATTACAGACAGCAGAGGATTTACAGCAAGTAAAACGGTTAAAGTCACAATTACTGCCTATACACTGCCGACATTAACGTTTGAAACATACAGATGCGACAGTTCGGGAACTAAAGATATAATCAAGGGTACTTACATTTATGTTAAGCCTACATTTACTTATTGTGTTATAACAGGGAATGCAATAAAAACTAAAAGTATAAAAATCAACAATACAAGTAAATCAACTGCGTTTAACAGCGGACAAGGATATGTATTTAGTGGTTATGCGTTAAATACTACCCATGAGGTAGAAGTTTCCATTACTGATAATGTTGGAAATACAGTAACTGTAATTCACGATATAGATATTGGTAAAGTTATACTTAATATTCCCCCTCACAAAAACGGTGTCGGCTGGGGACGTTATTGCAATAAAGAAGGAGAATTTCAAATTGAGTATGACTTGAATGTATTTGGAAAAATATTAAAAAATAATGAAGAAGTTCCACTGTTTAAGAAAAACAGTAATTATATAGTACCTCCTAGTTCTATTGAAAAAAATAATATTTATTTTAAATACTCTGAAAATGAACAATGGACTGGTGAATATAACTACGATGGTAAGAAAATTTATATTAAAACAGCATCGTTTATAACAAGTTCATCTAATGTAGGTGCTTGGGCTTCTACTGGAATAATCTTAGCAAATATGTATAGGGTACTAGATATTAGAGGGTATTCTGATGATGGCGCTCAGTTTAATACTTATCCAAGATACGAAAGTAGTTCATATTTTCTAAATTTATGTTCTGGCGTACAAAAAGATATTTTATATATGTGCGCTGGTTATCCTAGTAAAAAAATAACTCTAAATATTCTTTATACTAAAACAACAGATTAGGAGCTGAGATTATGGTAATTAGAAAAAGAGTAATAGATAGAAGAACATATTTTAAGGGCTATTGGAGATAGATATTGATAAGAAAGTTGAGGAAAATTATGATTAAAACACATGAATTAGACGTTACGGCAAGTAAATTTAGTGAACTTTTGGAATCAAATTACAAAATTATAAAACAAAATGATTACGAGCAGAATGATTATATTTTATTTAGAGAAATCGAAACTGTCGAAGAAGAAGTTAGTTATACTTCGAAATCACAGTTAACGCAGATTAAACAGATTATTAATGATGAAGGTATCAAGGAAGGCTATGTATTAGCTGTACTTAATAAAATTTAAACTGAAGGTGAGGAAAATGAAAAAAATGAATGTTTTAAATAATATGAATTACATGGACACATACAATGCGATTACTGGAGCGGTAGTCGCTTTTTTAAGCTTTATTTTTGGAGAACACTGGATTTTATTTGCTTTGTTCTTATTATTTAATGTTATTGATTGGATTACTGGCTGTATGAAATCGAAATTGGCCAATAAAACCAATTCGCAAAAAGGATGGCTAGGTGTCTTAAAGAAATTAGGCTATTGGATTATGATTCTTGTGGCTTTTGCTGCATCTGTTTTATTTATAGAGATTGGCACTACACTAGGAATTGATCTTGGCATTACAACATTAATCGGATGGTTTGTATTAGGGTCATTAGCTGTTAATGAGATTAGATCAATCATAGAAAATCTTGTAGAAGCAGGTTATAACGTACCATCCATTTTAACAAGAGGTTTAGAAGTGGCGGATAAATTAATTAATAAAGAAAGTGGGGAACAGTAATATGAACGAAAAAGAATTCATTGAATTATGTAAGAAAGAGATTGTTGAGTATACGAATGAACATCTTGATAAAACGGATAAAAAGCAAATTACAGAAGTTGATGTGTTTGTGGTATGGAGTTGTAAAACATTGCAAAATAACAAAGCTTTATTGTCTACAACTGTTAGTGATGGAATGTACTATGAATTAACATATAACGGTGATAAGAATGAACTATATTTTGATGCCTATAAGAAGTGGGAAAACAAATGCATTAAATTGGAGGATAAATAAAATGACAACAGTAAAACAATTATTAGACTTAGCAAGAGCGTGGATTGGATGTAGAGAAAGCGATGGTTCTCATATGGAAATTGTTAATGTATATAATGCTTATACACCATTACCGCGCAATTATAAAGTTAAATCGAATGATAGCTGGTGTATGGTATTTATTTCAGCTTTGTTTATTAAGGTAGGGCTTGCAAATTTATGCCCGCTTGAATGTTCTTGCGGTAAAGCAATTGAAAAAGCTAAAGAAATGGGTATCTGGGAAGAAAACGGGGCTATTACTCCTAACGTAGGTGACTTAATTATGTATGACTGGGATAAAAAGGATGGATGGCCAGAACATGTCGGTATCGTAGAAAGCGTTAATGGTAATACATTTACAGTTATCGAAGGTAATAAAAATGATGCAGTAGGACGTAGAACTGTAACTGTGGGAAGTGCAAGCATTCGTGGATTCGTTAAGCCTATGTACGATGGTGCTACACCTAATGTTAGTGATACTCCACAAGCTGAAAATGACGTTGATACAACTGTAAACTATAAAGTTAAGGTAAATACACCAAGCGGTGTAAACTGTCGTAATGCTCCAAACGGTGCAAAGGTTAAGGCTTATGCCAATGGTACAGAATTAACTATCTCTAAAGAGAAAATTGGTTGGGGCTATACAGGTGAAGGCTGGGTGTCTTTGCAATATTGCACTAAAGTTCAAGGTAATTCTTCATCTAACACAAAATCAACTGGAACTTATGAAGTACGTGTAGACAGTGCTTTAATTGTTAGAAGTGGTCCAGGGACAAATTATTCAAGAAAATCAAAATCACAGTTAACAATCGATGGTCAAAAACATTCAAATGACAACGGTGGGTTATTAAACGGTACTCGTGTTACTGTTTCGAAATGGAACGGTAATTGGGCTAAGATTCCATCAGGTTGGGTAAGTGGCGATTATCTAAAAAAGGTATAGTAATGAAACGTATAGAAGTATCTGTTTTAGCCGCTCTAGCGCTATTATCATTATTACTAGGAATTGCCCTAGTACAAGAAAAACAAACCACTAGAAACCTAAAAACCAATCTAGAATTAACAAAGCAGGAACTCTATGATGCTAGAGGCGATAGAGATTATTATCAAGGGCAGTATAAAAAATATTTTGAATTGTCCGAAGAACTTCAAAATCAGATGGGTGTTTATGCTTATTAATAAAGTTTATCTAAAACACGGTGCTGAAGATGTTCACGGTAGCAAATTAAATACCCGAATAGAATACACCCTTATACATAAGGGGCTATCTCATAGCATAATCACTTCTGGATATGGTAAAAAAATATATATCAATAATAAATATATAAAAAGAAAACCTAGGTCGTAGTGATCTAGGCTTTTTTGTATAAAGAAAAACACAGTGACATGGGAATGAACACTGTGTTTTTAGCATAATTTTGGGATGCGTACTATGC